AATGTGTTATCTGCTATTAGTAGCCATCGTTTAGCTATTACTCCAGCTGAACACTGAAGTAAATAATTAAGAGCTTTATGTTGACTGTCTACTAGAAGCTTTCTTCCGTCGATAGCCAAGATCGAGCCTGAATTAGACCTCCTCTTAACAGCCGATAACAGCTCTGATAATCCAGGGATGGCTTGGATGAAGGCATCACGAATTTCTTTTCCTTTAACTGTTGCCTTATTGTCTGATAATTGTTTGTCATAACTTTTACCTATACGTCTTGCGGATGCGCCATAAAGAAAGGCATACGTTACTGTCTTAACTTGTCTCCTACTGATTCCAATTTTGTCGGCATTTGTTTGGTGAATGTCTCCGTTGATAAGGATGTCGGCATAGCGTCCATCATCATATTTCGCAAGATAATGGGATAATATTCTAAGCTCAATGGCACTAAGATCCCCGCCGCACATAACCATGTTAGGGGATGCTTTAAATAATTTCCTAAATTTTTCATCTGAGGGAACTTGTTGTAAATTTGGTCGTCTACTAGCACATCGAAATGTATTAGTAGCTACTGAACAGTGATGGTGGATTCGACTAGATGTCGTACATAGCTTGAGCCATGCGTTCACGCCTTCTGACATCATTCCTAATGCTTTCTTCAGTTCCAAGCATCGGAGAAAGCTGAGAGCTATATCCCTCCCAGTCTCCTTTCCAATATCCTTTAAGACTATCTCGTCTATCACGGGCTTCCCGTTGGAGCTTATTAATGACGGCTTCCAGCCATAATGTGTTGTCAGTACCCATGCGATATGAGCTCTTGATGTGGTGTTAAGTTCTTTGAGTCGGATGCTTTCAGCACCAGTGACATAGCCTTGGGTCCGATTATTTCGTTTAGGATTAAATACTGATCCGGCAACGAAATGATGCCTGTTGCGTAGTAGTTGAGTAGTCTCTTCCAATTCTTTTCGGAGAGACGATTCAAGTTCCCATGCAGCGCGTTCATCAAAACGCCATCCATGAATCTCCTGTTGTGTAAGTATCTGTGCGACTGAGTGCTCTAACGCAACCCAGTCAGGTAAGGGTGAAAGTGGTCGCATAATTTCTTAGTTACTACAACGTCCTGAGCACAGTAGTCTTCCATTTCTTGACTCCATTCGCTCCAGTCACTCGTCTTTCCAAACTCTCCTTTGTATTCTCCAAGCCTATAGCCATATGACTCAAGACTGTGGCGTCCATAGAGCTGTAGTGGCATGTGTCGCCACGTATGCTTTCTATCTATGTCAAGGATATTTGGGTGGTAAAGACGTGATAAAAGAAGAGTGTCAACAATGCGAGCACTGGGAGTGAAATAGTTATATAGTTTGCCAAGCACCGCGAGGTCAAAACCAATAACGTTGTGGCCAACAAGCGTGTCAGCAACAAGTAACTTACCAATTCCCTCAGAAATGGAGTATTTGTTATTCTTTTCATCGTTGTAAGTTTCTACTGTGTCAGTCGTAGAGTCGTATATAGCTAGACAATGAATCCGTGTTACATCGTGCAGTAGACCATTTGTTTCTAGGTCAAAGACGAGTGTCATTTCTTCTTTTGCCACGTATAGGTTTTATCTTTAAACTGAGCTTTCTTTTTTGCCGCCTCGCTGGGTGGCTTAGGTTTATTTAATTGTGTTGGTTCTTTAGCGTGTTTGTACCATGGATGTTCATACTCGCTGTTTTCAAAAATCCGGGGCTTCGCTGGTCCCGCGTAGAAAGGATGGTGTCGTAGTTTCATTCTCACTAAATCTGCTGCTGGATAAGTCATATTGAAGTTCTGAAGCAACGCCTACCTCTCCGCTGTATCTATTTTTCAAGACTCGTAAGGTAGTGCTGCCATTCGTATCTTGTTGATTTCTTTCGAGGGCTATTAGATTGTCGCTAAGTTGACTTATGGATGCCGATCCTCTCAGCTGTCCTAAAGTTACGCGCGCTCCCTCTTCATGATTCTTGTCTTGTTGAGTACGTCTAAGGTGACTAACTAAGAAGAGATGTATTCCAGTACGTTCAACTAATGACCTTAAGTCAGTCATAGTCTTATCTATCATTCGTCTCTCCTCGCCATCTAATCCACTCAACAATATACTTAGGTGATCGAGGAATATAACCTTACACTCCAATCCACAGGCGAGATATTCGATGCGTGAATAAATGACTTGAGGGTCAAAACTACCAAACCCGTCATAAAGGTAAAGATTCCAATTACCAATAGAGGATCTATATATATTTTCGAGTTCTTGTTTGTCATAGCCTCCAAGATGTAATGGTTTTCCTGCAGCTGTAGACATTAAGCCTAGAGCTGTTCGTCTATTTGATTCTTCCAGAGCCAGATAGCCGACTTGCTCCCCTGCTTCGAGTAGGTGAGTTGCAAGTTGACGGCAGAAGGAACTCTTTCCAGAGCCAGTTCCTGCAGTAATCGTAGTAAGCTCGCCGTATCTAATTCCGTGTGTTTTTGTTTGTAATCCTTTGAAGGGATACTCATGATTGCATGGTGGTTCGGGTGTGGTTACAAGCTCTAAGAGACTCTTACCATCGACTATCCCGTCAGGTTGGTATGGCTTGGCATCCCATATAGCTCGCCTTATGGCTTCTGAGTCATTCGCTTGCAGA